AATGATTGGAATTTTATTAAACTGCATTGGAACTTACATCCCGAAAGAAATGATGAGTGGAGAGCTGAACAAGATAGACTTTTAGGTCCTTCTTTAGCTGCTCAAGAATGTGATTGTGACTTCTTAACCTCTGGACAAACTGTCATTGATGGTGTAATCTTAGATGAATACAAACAAATACACGTTACAGAACCATTAGAAAAGAGAGGGGTGGATAGTTGTCTTTGGATATGGCAACCAGCAAACTATACTAGAGATTATGTACTGAGTGCTGATGTTAGTAGAGGGGATGGTTCGGATTTTTCTGCATTTCACGTTATGGATATAGAAACAATGGAACAAGTGGCAGAATACAAAGGTAAGATATCAACAAAAGATTTTGGAAACCTATGTGTAAACACAGCAACAGAATATAACAATGCTTTGTTAGTAGTAGAGAACAACAATATAGGTTGGGCTACACTACAACAATGTATTGATAGGGGTTATCAAAACTTATTTTACACAAGTAAAGATTTAAAGTATGTGGATACAGAACATCAAATGAATAATCGATATAGAAGTCAAGATCGGAATATGGTGGCTGGATTTAGTATGACAATGAAAACAAGACCATTGGTTATTGCTAAATTAGAAGAATATTTTAGAGAAAAGACAGTAATTGTTCGCTCTTACAGATTAATAGAAGAACTTTTTGTATTTATATATAACAATAATAAAGCCGAAGCTATGCAGGGCTACAATGATGACTTAGTAATAAGTTTTGCTTTAACTCTTTGGATTAGAGATACAGCACTAAGACTTAGAAATGAGGGAATAGATTTACAGAAGAGAACTTTAAGTGGAGTTTCTTCTCAGATGATGCCGTTAAAACCATCAACTGAAACTAACGATTGGGAAATGGAAATAGGACCTAATGGTGAAAAAGAAAACTTAGATTGGTTAATTAAATAAGGATAATATTATGGCTGACAAAGACATATTTTCAAGACTAAAACGATTATTTTCTACTAATACAATAGTAAGAAATATAGGCGGTAAAAAACTAAAAATAGTTGATACAGGACAACTACAATCAAATACTAAAACTAATTTGGTTGATAGATATCAAAAATTGTATTCAAATATGATGCAGGGTGGTTATAACGACCAATTGTATGCTCAACAATTACGATTAGGATTATTTAAAGATTATGAATCAATGGATTCCGATTCAATAGTTGCTTCTGCGCTTGACATCTACTCAGATGAATCGACAATGAAAAATGAGTATGGTAAGGTATTGGATATAAAAACAGATAATGCTCAAGTATATGATGTTTTACACAACTTATTTTACGATGTTCTAAACATAGAATTTAATCTATGGCCTTGGATTCGTAATATGACCAAATATGGTGATTTCTTTTTACAATTAGAGGTTTCTGAAAAATACGGTGTTACAAATGTAACTCCTATATCTGCTTATGATGTTGCTCGCTTAGAGGGTCATGATGTAGATAATCCACAATTGGTACAATTTATGTTAACTCCGCAGGGAGATAGTGCGAGACATTCAATGAAAAAGCAAGAATCTCAAACACTTGAAAATTATGAAGTAGCTCACTTCAGACTTTTATCAGATTCTAACTATGTTCCTTATGGTCGTTCTATGTTAGAGGCTGGTAGGAAGGTGTGGAAACAATTGACTCTTATGGAAGATGCAATGTTAATCCATAGAATTATGAGAGCTCCTGAAAAGAGAGTATTTAAGTTGGACATTGGAAATATTCCACCAGCAGAAGTTGATAATTACATGCAGCAGGTAATCAATAAGATGAAGAAGGCTCCTGTCATTGATGAAAAGACAGGTGACTATAACCTTAGATACAACATACAGAACTTGACAGAGGATTTTTTCTTGCCAGTTCGTGGTAGCGATAGTGGAACAAATATTGAGAATATGGCTGGCTTAACTTATGAGGCTGTTGATGATATTGAATATCTAAAGAACAGATTACTTGCATCTTTAAGAGTTCCAAAGGCTTTCTTAGGATATGAAGAGGGATTAGGTTCTAAAGCTACATTGGCTGCTGAGGATGTTAGGTTTGCTAGAACTATTGAAAGAATACAAAGAATCGTTGTTAGTGAATTAACAAAGATTGCTGTTGTTCATCTATATGCTCAAGGTTTTAGAGATCAAGAGCTCGTAAATTTTGATTTAGGTTTAACAAATCCATCTACAATATACGAACAGGAAAAAGTTGAGCTATGGACTAGTAAAACATCGCTAGCTTCCTCTATGTTACAGGATGGATTGGTATCTTCTGAATGGATTTATAAAAATATTTTTAGTTTCTCTGATGATGATATTAAGAAAAATGACGAGCAAATCATTTTTGACTACAAAACTAAGTTTAGACGTTCTCAAATAGAAGCAGAGGGTAATGATCCTGCTAAAAGTGGTGAAGCAGCAGGAACACCATCGGATATGGCGGCTGGTAGAACAGGTCATGAGTTAGATAACAATGGTGGTGCACCAGAAGGTGGCTTTGAAGGCGCTGGTCGTCCTAAAGAAGCTAATAAATATGGTAAGGATAGTGGTGCTAGAGGGAGAGATCCATTAGGAGCACATGATAAAAAGATGGCTTATGGAGGAGTTGCTAAAGCTCATTATGAGAGTCTATATAAACATTTAGGGAACAGTGCTAAAGCATTATTGTCTGAATCGAATGAGGTAGAGGAACAATATAAGGAAGAAGTTTCTTCACTTAATAATAAGAAAAATTAATTAATCGTATATTTATATATGAAGAATTGTATAAATTGGAGTTTAATATGAGTTCACAAACAAAGCACTCGAAAATTCGCAATACAGGTATATTGTTTGAATTACTAACACGACAGATAACTGTAGATGTGTTGAATAACAATAAAAGCGCAGAGGCTGCTAATATTTTAAAAACTTTTTTTAATAAAAATACCCAATTGGGAAAGGAATATGATTTCTATAGGGTATTAGCTACAGAAAATTATAAATCTGAAACAAAGGCTAATCATTTAGTTGATGCTGTGGTAAAAGCGCATCAAAAATTAAATAGTTCATCTTTAAAAAGAGAAAAGTATAATTTAATTAAAGAAATTAAGAAAAACTATGAGATAAATGATTTCTTTATGGCTAGGATATCAAATTACAAAGTAAGTGCATCTATATACAAGTTATTTGAAAATAATAACTCAGATAAACCAGCCACTAAAACCCAAAATAGATTTACTATCGTAGAACATATCACAAGAAAGAACATTTCTACTAAAGTAAAAGAAAAAGAGCTTGTCGAAGGGTATAGAAAGCAAGAAAAAGATTTAAGATTGCTTGCTTATGGCATTTTAGTTGAGAAATTCAACAAAAAGTATAGTTCTTTAAGTGCTGAACAAAGAAAGCTTTTAAAAGAGTATATAAACAACATTTCTAATACAAATTCCTTAAAAGAGTTTATTGAGTCTGAGACTGTAAAGGTAAAGAAAAAACTCCAAGCAATTCTACCTACAGTCGATGATAAAATTACTAAGATTAAGCTCAATGAGGCTGTAAACCAAGCAGATACGCTAATGAAAGGTAGAATAGTCGAAGATAAGCAAGTAGTTACATTAATGAGATATTATGAACTAGTTAAGGAGCTGAAAAATGTCTAGATTAGATAAACTGAAAGAGATTATCAGAGAGTTAATCAAAAAAGAGCTTGATGAGGCTAGCACTTCTAGTGCTACACCAGGATATCAGACTCCTTACGCTTTTTCAGACAAATCTTCTAATAATAAAAAGAAAAAGAAGAAAATGGCTACCAGCTCTACAGATTACACAGTAGTTAAAGAGGGTAAGTATCATAACTATAGAAATGATGAGTCAAAGACTCCAAAACAAAAAATTGGTCATTCAATGAGAGAAGTTCGTGATAGTTTACAACACTTAGAAGGACTTGTCAAGATGAATGTTAAATTAAAAAATGAATTAAAAGTTAATTCACAGTCATATTGGAAAAATACACATAAGGCTTTAAACAAAATAAGTGAAAGGTTAGTTAAACTCGCGAACAAAGTAGGACAGTTACAGTAACCGAGAACAATATGCCGTTTGAAGATAAAAAGAAATCCTATATGGATACTCTTTTCAGTATTTCTACATTGTTAAAACGATGGCAGATAGAGATACAGAGAAAAGAGGTGGATAAGAATTATATGATAAGGAGACTTGGACAGTGGATAGAACAACTGGAAAGTCTAAAACACGAAATAATGATGGAGAAAGATTAATGATATCACTATTAGAAATAGCA